AAAGAGCAATTTAAGCGTTTTGAATATAACTGTTAGGACAAATGATGGCTTGAGCCGTATGTGGTGAAAGTCACAAGTACGGTTCTTAGGGGGGAAAGAAGCTGAAAAGCTTCCGACCTACCCGACATATCGTGTATATTTTGAGTATACCCTAAAGAGTACATTTGAAAATGATAGATATTTAAAGAAAATTGTATAGTTTTTTATCATAATCACCTTTAAAAGTGTTCAGTAAATTTGTTTGATTCAAAATGAACAGTTATAATATAATTATAGATTAGTTAATCATGGAAGGAATGGTTGAAATGATTTTGGGTTATGTTAGGGTAAGTTCAAAGGAACAAAATGAAGAAAGGCAAATTAAAGCACTAAGAGATTATAGTAAAGAATTAGAATATAATAATATATACATAGATAAAGAAAGTGGTAAGGATTTTAATAGAGAAAATTATCAAAAGTTAAAATCTCTATTAAGACCTGGAGATATTTTAATAGTAAAAGAACTGGATAGGCTTGGCAGAAATAAGCAAATGGTAAAAGATGAATTGAATTTTTTTAAGGAAAGCAAGATAAGAGTTAAGATTTTAAATATTCCAACAACATTAATAGATCTTCCTGAAGAAAATGAATGGATATTTGAAATGATTAATAATATTTTAATAGAAGTCTTAGCAGCTATAGCGGAAGAAGAAAGAAATAAGATAAGAACTCGTCAAGCTGAAGGTATTTTATTGGCCAAGCAAGAAGGAAAATATAGAGGCAGACCATTAGCACCACTACCTGAAGGATTTGAAAAATTGTATAAACAATGGAAAGATGATAAAATTAGTGCAATTCAATTCACTAAGCTTTTAAATCTTAAAAGTAGAACAACCCTATATAAATACATAAAGAGATATGAAGAAACTAATATAAAATCATTGTAATATACAAAGGAGTAGGGGCTATGGACAAAAATATGATTAAACTTCTATAAATTATAATATATGTATTTGCGGAAGTTTTTTAATTGTCTATAAAAAACTTTACAATCTCTTGTGCAAGATTTAAAATAGTTATTAGAGACTAAATAATTACTATAAAGGAGATTTTTAGGAATATGAAAAATAAATTACTTAGAAGTTTTTTATTGATAGGTATAGCATTAGGAGGTATATGTATTGCAAAACCTGCACATGCAGATGACTTACCGCCATCAACAAGTCAACCAGCATGGGCGGAAATGCAAACTGGTATGGGGAAAATAGCTTATTGTGCCGGATACGATTATACTGGGGAACGTAACTCATGGAACTTTCCTATTCCAACTGAAAATAGAGGAATTAGTCTTGTGCAAGATTATTCTATGGGATACGGCACTTATGGTGTAGTGCCTACAAATCAATATGTAGAATTAGCAGGAGATCCTGTCGTTCATGATTCTCAACCATTATCGGTTGGAAATAGTACTTTAACAAATTCAACTAACCAAGAAATGAATATGGATACTCCTATGTTTTCCTATGAAAAAACTTATTCGACTACTACAACTACAACTAAAGCGTTCGATTTAGGAATTAAGCAAACTGAAACAATAAAAGTTCCTGTATTTACACATCAAACTGAAATAAGTGCAGAATTTACAATGAGCCACACGGGTTCCACAGAAGAAAGTACTAAAACAACATACACCGTACCTTCTCAATCTATCCCAACACTTCCTGGTCATTCATACAAGGTGGAATACATGTTAGCCACTGGCAAGGTATCTGGAAAAGTGAATTTTTTTGGTGATGCTACAGGGACATTACCAATATTAGACGCACCAGATTATCATAAATTATGGTTCATAGATGCCGGTGATGCGTTGAGTCTTGGTGAAAAAAATATTTATTATGGGGACCAATTTAAACAATCTTGGACAAGAAAAGATGCAAAAACAATTTCCTATAAAGGTGGACAAGCAACTTACGAAGCTGATTATGGTTATGAATTTTTCATGAAAGTCACAGATACTACTGCAAATAAATTCAAAACTTACAGAATTAAAGATTTAAGAGTACAAACCAAGAAGCTTTAATTTTATTATCGAAATATTTTAAGATTAAATACATTCTATAAATTAATAAAACAATATGAGAATGAAAATAAAAAAAGAGTAAGCACTTAGATGAAAATAATCTAAGTGCTTTTATTATGGAGGTAATTATGGGAAAGACAAGAAGCCCTAACAGGGATAAAGCTTTAAAAATTTATATAGAAAATAATGGTGATATTATACCTAGAGAAATTGCAAAAATTTTAGCTGAAAATGCTGCAAATATTAGCTCGTGGAAAAATAAAGATAAGTGGAATGAAAGACTTCCAACTAATAAAGGGGGAGCTCCAAAAGGAAATTTAAATTCACTTAAGCATGGATTATATGCAGATGAGTCAAAAAGATTACCAGAAGAATTTGTAAAGAAATATTATCCTACAAAAATGAAAAACGCATATAATGATTTGACTAATTTGAGACTTACTAAACTTGAAATGCTGGGAATTTCAATAGACGCTTTATGGGCAAGAATTTCTGTTAGTCCCAAAATAACAGAAGTTAAAAATAAAAATGATATGACTAAAGTATTAAAAAGGACCAAAGATTCACAGAGCATGAATAGTGAGAGTAAGGAAAGAGAATATGAGATTCAACACGCTTGGGATAAAGAAAATAATGCTCTTGATTCATATTCGAAATCATTAGAACGTTTATCAAATATGATAGAGAAATATGAAAAATTATTACATGCAAATTGGGACTTAGCAACTGAAGAACAAAAATTAAGGATTGAAAAACTTAAAGCAGAAATAAGTAAGGGTACTAAGAAAGATGAACCAATTCAAATAGTTATTAAAAGGAAAAGTAAAGAGTAATGGAAATTGAAAAAGAGATAAATCCGAGGTTTGAGGATTATGTTTTCAATTGGGATTACAAATATTATTTTCTTGTTGGTGGTTATGGATCTAGTAAATCTTACAATACTGCTTTTAAAATAATTCTTAAATTATTAGAAGAAAAAAGGACTGCTCTAGTAGTTAGAGAGGTCTATGATACTATAAGAGATTCATGTTATTCATTACTTGAGGAAATAATAATTGAAATGGGATTAGATGATGTTATCAAATGTAATACATCTCCTATGCAGATTAGATTTCCTAATGGTTCAAAGATAATCTTTAAAGGAATGGATAAGCCAGCTAAGCTAAAATCAATAAATAATGTTTCTTTAGTATGGATTGAAGAGTGTTCAGAAGTTAAATATGCAGGTTTTAAAGAATTAATAGGTAGATTAAGACATCCAAAATTGAAACTTCATATGATACTTACAACGAATCCGGTATCTAAGAGTAATTGGTGCTATAAGCATTTCTTCATAGATAAAAAGAAAAAGAGATTTATTCTAGATGATAAAGATTTATATAAGCAAAAAACAATAGTGACTAAAGACACATATTATCATCACAGTACTGCAGATGATAATTATTTTTTACCTCAATCCTATATAGATGAATTAGATGATATAAAAACATATGATGAAGATTTACATAGGGTAGCAAGAAAAGGAGAGTTTGGAACAAGTGGATTAAGGGTATTACCGCAATTCCAAACATTACCACATTATGAGGTGCTTGAAGCAATTAATAAAATTAATAAACCAATTAAAAGAGTTGGAATGGATTTTGGTTTTGAAGACTCATTTAATGCAATCGTAAGAATGGCTATAGATGATGAAAATAAGATTCTCTATATATATTGGCAATATTATAAAAATCACATGACAGATGATAAAACTGCTATTGAAATATCTGAATTTAAAGAAACACAGGAACTTATAAGGGCTGATTGTGCGGAACCTAAGACAATTAAATATTATAATCAAGAAGGATTTAAGATGATTAGGGCTAAGAAGGTAAAAGGTAGTAGATTACAAAATACTAAAAAAGTTAAGAGATTTAAAAAAATAATATGTTCGCAAGATTGTCAAGATGTTATAGACGAATTAGAGGAATTAACATATCAAGTTGATAAAGATGGTGAAGTGATAGATGATAAATTTACTATAGATCCACATACATTTAGTGCTATATGGTATGGTTTAGATGGATATGAGGTATCTAACTTGAAAGAACAAAAGTATGATGATTCTGTATATGCAAAAGGTAAGGGTACAGTTAATAAATCAGCGGATCCATATAATCGAAGTAAAGCAGTATTTTAAAAGCGTTTATAAAATACTGTAGCAAAAAAGTGTTTATAAAATAAACATTCAATTACGAGTTTATGGGATTTAATTAAATCAAAGTATATGTTTTTAAACGTGTACTTTTATAAACGTATAAGAAAGGGGGATTTTCAGTATAATGTATTTTAATTATAGTAACAGTAACAATAATACAATAAAAAATACACTGCTTAAGTTGACTGATAATGAAAAGCATGAAAGAGAAGTAGTTAGAAAAGATTATATATTTTACAAAGGCAAAAGCATAGTTCCAATAGATAAAGTTGGAGAAGATAAAGCACTGCTTGGTCAGAATTGGGAAGTTAATGATAACTGTGATTATAAATCTACACAAGATATAAGAAATAAGATTAAACCACTATTAAAAAAACAAGCTAGGTGGATGTTTGGAGTTGAGCCAACAATTAAATTTAAATCTGATAATAAAGATGATAAAGATCTATGTGAACAGCTTAGAAAATTTATAGATGATATATTAGATAATAATAACTTTTGGCCAACAACTAAAAAAGCATTTCTTGAAGCGACAATTAAAAAGAGAGTACTTCTAAGAGTAGAAGCTAATCCAAAATCTCCATTGGTTATCAAGTATGAATCGATAGAGAATTTTTATTATAAAGAGAAAAATGGAAAGCTGCTTCATATTACTTTTTTTGAAGAAGATGAGGAAAATGTTTATAAGGAAACTGATACTGAAAAGATATATTATCTACATACTTATTACTATAAATTTTCTGAGAATAAGGAACGTCAAGCTTGGTATAAGAGAGAAATTTATTTTAATACTGAGTTACAAAAAGACCTAACAAAAGAAGTTGATACAGGTTTTACTTCAATTCCATGCTGGCTTATTAAAAATGGTGGAGAATTAAATGATGGTTTTGGTGAATCTGATGTAAATGAATTAATGGATACTCAAACACATTATAATAAAACCATTAGTGATTTTAGAGATGCCTTAAGATTTCAAATGTTCGGTGCAGAAGTTGTAATTGATGGACTTGAAAGTGACGTTAATAAATTTACAATAGCACCTGGTGCATTACATGCAGTAAAAACTAGAGAGGATATAGGAGAGGGTAAACAAGCTCAAGTTCAAAGACTTGAATACAATATGGGAAATAGTGTAGCAGTTGAATCTTATCTAAATAGAACAGAATCAGATATGAACTTTACTATGGACATGCCAAGATTAGCTGATTTAAATAATATTCCTAGTGCTAAAGCAATGGGTTATCTATATAATGATTTGATTGCTAGATGTGAAGAAAAATGGAATGATTGGTCACCAGCTTTTTTAGGTTTATTTGATTTTATAAAAGAAGTTGCTCTTGTATGTGATCCTGGATCATATAAAAAAGAATGGAATCAATTAAAATACAGTACTTTATTTGAACATAATTATCCATTGCCAAGTGATGAAGAAGATAAAAAGAATTTAGCTATGAAAGAAGTTGAAAGTGGAGTAAAATCACATAGATCTTATATTAAAGATTTTACCGAGACAGAAAATGCAGAAGATGAATGGAATGAAATACTTGAAGAAAAAACACAAATAGCCAATGCTCAAGATTCTTTCACAGAAGGACTAAATACTGAATTAGATAATACTAAAATTAATAATCAGGAAAATTTAGATAATGATATTAGTGGTGAATAACCATGAATGAATATAAAAAGAGAGTCCTTCAAGAAAGAAATGAGTTTATAAAATTAAATTTTGAGCAGGAAAAAGAATTATTTAAGATTTACAATGATTCAGGAAATAAGTTAATAGGTAAAATCTTAAATATGACTGATTCAAGAACCAAGACACATAATATAGAGACTTATAAAATCATCAATGAATATAGAACTGAGTTATATCAGAACCTTAACAAAACTATAGAAAATAATATATGGAAGAGTTCTGATATTCAAAAAGGCGTTCAATTAAGCTTTGTTGATATGATTGCACCAAATGTAAAAACAAATGAAGCTTTAAAAAGAACTGTAACTAAAATATCAAATGATTCTGTTAAGCAGCTTATAGCAGGTGAATATTATAAAGATGGTAAAACATTAAGTAAAAGGTTATGGAACATTACTGGTGATAATGGGAATAAGATTGATGCAATAATTAAAGATAATATTGCTAAGGGTGCTAATGTTAGAGAACTTGCTAAGGAACTAGAAAAGCATGTTAATCCTAAAAATCGTATTACTCCTAAGACTTTTGCAGATGGTATAGGTGGAGATAATATATCATATCAAGCAAGAAGACTAGCAAGAACAGCAATAACTCATGCTCAAACAGAAACATTAATTCAGAATGCTAAGAAAAATCCGTTTTGTAAAGAACTTAAGTGGAATTTAAGTGCTAGTCATTTTTCAAGAATGCATGGGAAACGTGATGTATGTGATGGTTATAATGGGAGAACATTTAAATTAGAAGAAGTTCCATTGCAGCATTGCAATTGTTTATGCTATTTTACAGAAGTAATTGAGGATATTAGTAAATGTATTGAAACTATGAAAAACTGGAGTAATGGTAAAAAGAATTCTGGAATTGATGAGTGGATTAAGTCTGGTGATGATAAAACATCTATTAAAGTTCTTACTCCAAATAAAATTCAGACCAAGATGGAAAGTAGCAATTTAGAACAGTTAGAGCAGCATATAACTGATAAAAATGATAAAAAGATAGAGCAATCTAGTAATAATAGTAGTATAATTAAAGATAATAAATTAATTAAAACAATAGACAAGCTTAAAGACTTAAATGTTACTGCATATGATAATAGAAGAAAGCTTGGAAGAGATATATTAGATGTTCTAGATCTTAAAGATATTCCTGTGAGTGTGAAAAAGATTCAAGCTCATGGATATTGCTCTATAAATAATGGAGATAATAGTGAAATAACTGAATATGTTTTAAACAGTGCAGATACTAGAAGTAATAATTACAAAATTAAGACTGCATTTCATGAAGCATATCATGCAAAAGCCAATGGTATGAAGAGTGATTATTTCCACGTTAAAAAAGAATGGCTTCAAATTGAAGAAACATTTGCAGAAAGTTCATGCCACTTTATGGTTAAACAATTAGGTATTGAAGAGGAAATAAGTCCTTCATATGCTGAAAAGCTTGTTGAAATGTTGCCTAGACTTAAGCAGCTAGATAAGTTTAAAGGTTGTAATAGTATAGCTGATTTTGGAGAGATAGCGTGGATGGATAGACTTAATGGAGTTGAACCTACATGGGCAGGCTTATATGATGAATGTATGAAAGTGAAATATGATTGGAAAAAGTATTCGCTTCAATATATGGATTATATAAGTGAAAATGTAGAAGAGTTAATTGATAGAATGATTAATAATATGCCACAGTATGCAGAATTTAAGTCACATATGATATTAGATTGCAAGATGGCAATAGAAAATTTAAAAAATAACAAGTCAGTATCAAGTAATCAAGAGATGATGATACAAAATGTATTAGCAATTACTATGAATAGATTAGGAGTGAAGTAATATGGTTTATGTACCTGGTGTTTGGATAAAGAATAATAAAAACAAGAAAAAGGTAACTTTAATATTAGAGAAATTAGATTCAGATATAACAGATAAAGAATCATTCACTGAAGAAGATGCAATAAAAGAATTAGAAATATTAAATGAGCCTATAGTTATTGAAAAATTAAAAACTGGTAAATTTAGTTTTGGTTCATAAAGCACTTGCTAATAATAAAAAATAGTGAGTGCTTTTATTATGCTTAAATTTATTGTTTATAAACGTATACCTAAAAATAGGAGGAGTATTGATGAATGTAACGTGTGATAAGTGTCAAAAAGACTTTGAACCTAAGGAGCAGATTAGATATTTAGGAGCTATGATTACTGAAACATATATATAATGTTCTCATTGTGGTAAAAAGCATATTGTTACTTTGAATAATTGTAAGACTAGAAAATTAGAAATAAGAATTAAAAAATTAAGCGAGATTTACAACGATTTAAAGAGTAGTGTCATGAAAAGAGCAAAAGCAGTTGTGAGTCTTGATATGGCTATAGGGGGTGTAGCCAACATTTTCGACAAAATCCACGTTAAGCTAATTATAACTAAAAATAAGTCCCATAAAGGATATATTAGAGTTGTTTTGATATTTTGTAATAGTTTTTGAATTAAAAATCACTTATAAATCAGATATTAAGTTTATTAAAAATAATATCTTAAATTCAAAATTATCACAACTATTTGATTTGCATAAAATAAAGTTGTGATTAAAAAAGGACATTTCGTGTTGATCAACACAAAATATCCTTTTTTAATCACAATTTTATAAATGCTAAACTTAAAATATAATTTTTCGTAGTAGGCTACTATGGAATCTGACACATAACACTTACAGTTCTGTATGCTGACATTCCAGAAATGCGAATTTTACATTCTAATAATGAGTATGGAGGTAGATTAGAATTATAATTTCCAGCAGTTGAATTAGTTGAATAACTCCATGAATTAGAGCCAGGATAAAATATATCGCCAAGTCCTGCACCAGGATTTCTCCAATATACTGATCTATCAGCTGCATAATACAAACCTTCAGTGGTAGTAGAACCAAATACACTATATACCGAAATTGTATTATTTGATGAATTTGAAGAGTAAGTTAATCCAGTATTTAGAGTAATATCATCTTCTAGTGTTGAAGATTTTCTTAAACTTTGAATTGTAATAGAGTCAAATGTTTCCTCTAAATATTTTCTTACATTTACACTTATATCTGTTTTTTTGATGTTATTACCTTCATTTAGTGAATTAGTCTTTAAATTTGATGCTTCTGAAGTAGAAAGTGTTGAAGAATTTATAGAAACATCAGATTTTGGAACATTCCATCTCCAAACATCTCCTGTTTCAGGGTCGGAAATAACAACAGTAGTTGCTATATTTGACTCTTGCTTATTTTGGCTTGTCTTCAAAGTAGACGCTGATGCACTTACTGGACATACAGACAACATAACTGCTAACACAGAAAGACTTGCTATTATCTTTTTCAATTTTTTCATTTTAGTTCCCCCTTTTATTTATATTATTAGAATGTATAAATATTGTAACATAATGAATTATTTGTTAAAACAGTTATTTTTATTGATAATATTACAAAAAAACGGCATTGTATTATTTTTATAATTTCTTACCCATATATATGACAATGTTCGATAGGGGATCAAAGTTACATCACTTAGATTTTATATAAAAACTAATAAAAATCTCAATAATCCAAAATGACATAGAGTTAGAAGCATGAGTAATAAAATGTAAAAATACGATATATACTACTCATTCTCTCAAATTTTAGTTTTCTATAGTCAAGGAAAATAAACATCCTAAAATAGCGAATATGATTGAATAAAATGAAAAAAAAGCAATATAATGAATTACTATAAGCCCTAATATGTTTGAGAATACAAATATAACATACAGCATTAAAGTCAGTCCAATAGCATATTTAAGTATTTTTTTTGATCTTTTAGGTATGTTTATTTTAAGTAAATTAACAATGAATACAGTAATAAATGCTGCAATACAATAATAAAAAGATGGAATTGAAATATACTCATACATTACATCTAGAAATTGATTTATAGGTTTATAGTATAATATTTTTTCGTAGTATCTAATGTAAAGTAAACTCAATAAAGAAATAAGAAGAAAAATTACATCATAGATTAATATTTTTTTTTTCACAAATCAAAACTCCTTAATTATCTAATAAAACAATCTTACAATATATTTGTACAAAAGTAAATATGTGTAAGTGATTTTGTTATAATGGGGTAAAAGAAAATAAACAAGAAACTATAAAGTCTTAAGAAATTAAGGCTTTTCTTTTCGTCTTTTTAAGTTTATTGAATTAGACATTAAAGAAAAATATAAACAATTATAACGTGTTTTATTTGCACGTTAAAAATATAGATTAAGGAGGAAATTTCAAAATGGCGAACATTAAAGAAATTATAGGCGAAGAGGCATTTAATACACTCTCAGAAGAAAAAAGAAAAGAATTAGGTAAAAAAGATTTTGAAGATGTTTCTAATGGAGCTTTTGTTACTAAAAAGAAATTTGAAGAAATTAGTAAGGAGGCTAAAACTTATAAAGGTCAAGTGGAAGACAGAGATACGAAACTCAGTGAGTTAAAAGAAGAATATAAGGATGTTGTTGGCTTAAAAGAAAAATTTGAGACTCTTGAAAAAGATAATCAGACTCAAAAAGAAGATTATGAAAAACAATTAGCAGATATTGCTTTTGATAATGCTTTAGAAAAAGGGTTAAACGCCTTTAATGTTAAAGACAAAAGTTTAATTATGGCTAAACTTGCAAAAGAAAATCTTAAAGTAGATGGAGAAAACATAATTGGACTTAAAGAGCAAATAGAACCACTTCAAAAGTCACATGAATATCTTTTTGAAAAAGTAATTAATGGAACTAGTTCATTTGATACTGGTGGTGGTGGAGATCCAAAGCCAGGAGAAAAAAAGAATTTTGCAACAGAATTAGGAAAAGAAAAAGCAGCAGCAATGCAATCAAAAGGAATTGCTGATTTTGCTAAATAAATTTACAGGAGGAATTTAGAAAATGAAACAATCAAGTTATTCAATAGGTTGTGCTCAAGGAAAACTTAGAGCTATAGCAGGAGATCATTTTATTACATTACCAATCAAGGTTAAAAAATCAGATGTAGCATCTCTATTAGATGCAAATGAGGTACTAAAAGCTGGAACATTACTTAATAAGGATGGAAAGGCTGTAACAACAACTACAGGAACACCAGCGACTACAAATGCTTATGGAATTGTATATGAAGATGTAAGCTTTAAAGGCTCTATGTCAGCAGATGGAATACCAGGTAATGCAACAGAAGTTGTATCACTATTTGTACATGGTGTCGTATATGAATCAGAAGTTAAATTTTCAGTTAATACAGTAGTTGGTGGTAAAGATGCAGAAAAAGCAGCTTTAAAACAAATATTATTCGTTTAGGAGGAAAAGAAAGAGTATGGATATTAAAGATTTTATAAGTTCAAAAAACATAGCTCTATATATGAAGGAGTTACCAATTGAGTCAACAGTAGATAGGGCGTTATTCCCAAATAAAAAACAATTAAGCACAGAATTAGAGTTCGCAAAGGGTGCAAAGAAAAAAACAGTAGCATTAAGAATGAGTAAATTTGATGTGGCTACTAAAGTTAGAGCATTAAGTGCTTCTTTAGATATTCAAAAGAAAGAAATGCCATTTTTTAAAGAAGCTGTTGGAATTAATGAAACAAAAAGAAGAGAACTAATAAATGCTGTTAGTGCAAACAATGAAAATTTAGTAAGAGCGCTAACTGCACAAGTATTCGATAATTATACTGATTTAATTGATGGTGCTAATGTTCAAACAAAAAGAATGAGAACATCATTAATTCAAAATGGAATCATCAATATTACTACTAATGATGGAGATATTGTTGTTGACTATGGTGTACCAGCAAATCACAAGAGAGTATTAGCTGGTACATCTAAGTGGACTGATCCTAGTGCAGATATAGTTGGAGATGTTTCAAATTTTCAAAAAGCTATTACAGATGATAACTATACTAAGCCAACTACATTATTATTAACAGAAAAAACTTTTAATAATACATTTATGATTAATACTGCTATTACTGCACATTTACACTCAAATGTAAATGCTACAAGTTTGATTTTATCACAACAGGATTATATTAATTTTTGCAAAGAAAGAATGGGTTTAAGTATTGTATTTTTAGAAAATGCAACTTATGTTCCATATGAAAATGCAGATAATGAACCTTACTACACAGATGGCAAAATAACTCTTATGAGTGGAACTACTTTAGGATTTACAGTCTATGGAACTACACCAGAGGAATATGATAAGACATATGGAAGTGGCAAGTTAGATACTTCTATAGTTCAAGAAGCTATTGCAATCACAACAATGGTTAAGGAAGATCCAATAACAGTTGATACAAAAGTATCGCAAATTGTTATTCCTTCGTTTGAAAGAGCAGATGAAGTATTCTTTGGAACAGTATATTAAATTGAATAGTCTATTTTAATTTTGAGAGGATGATATTAATGGCAAAAAAACAAGAAGAAGTTAAAGAAAATTTATATAATGCAAAAGCATTAGTTTATATCACATATGATAAAGAAAATTATATACCAGGTGATGAATTTGAGGTTAGAGAATCTGATGCTGCAGAATTAAAAGAAAACGGATATGCCGAGGTTGATGAAGCAGCAATAAATAGTGAAAATACTCAACCACCAAGCAATCCACCAAATGGACAAGGTCAAGAACCAGGAGGAAATGGAGGTCAATAATATGGATATGGATCCTATAGAACAATTAAAGTTGAACTTGCAAGAGAGGGAGTATCCTTATTTTGAGGATACTGAATTGCAAAACTTACTTTTAGTTAATGGCAATAGTGTTTCTAAAGCTAGTTGGAGAGGTTGCTTATTAAAAGCAGCTTCTGACGATCAAGTAAAAGTTGGCCCAATAGAAGTTAAATCTAGTAATAAAGATTACTGGAATAACTTAGCTGCTATATATGAAGCAGATTATGATTCTGAACAGGCTGCATTAAATCCAACAGTTGTAACAACAGGTTATAAAACATCTATGAGAAGAGCTGATGAAATGTGAGCAAGTTAAGTTCTAGAAAGATAATAAGAACTATTAATAAAGCTATAGCTTTAAATCCAACTAAAATAACTTTTTCTCAAATAATAACAAAAGAAGTTGATGGAGCTTAGGAAGCAGAAACACCAACTGAAAAGATTTTAACTGTTCTGATTTATATTGATGATACAAGTAATTCGATTAATATAAATTCAGGAACTAAAGGAACTTCATATACCAGTCCAAGGTATAAAATGATAGCTGATAAAGATGCTGACTTAGATGTTACACCAACTGAAAAGATTAAATTCACCAGTAATGGAGATAAATTTGAGATTAAAGCAGTATACCCACAGATAATTGAAGATATTATTTGTGGGTACTTATGCGATTTAGAAAGGTATGATTAGCTATTGAATTTAAAGTTATGGACTTCATAGATAATAAAATGAATGGGATGTCCACTTTACTTCAATATGGAATATCTCCTTTACTAGTTAATGAAGCTAAAGAAAAAGCTTATTGGAAGGATAGGAGTTCTCATGCTAGGAATTTTATAAATGGTGGTGCTGAAGGTGGAAGCCATGAATATACTCTTTATTTAGCTCATGGAGTTGAATATGGAGAATGGTTAGAAAATGGTACTGGTGTATATGGACCTACTAAAAAACCTATAGTTCCGGTTGATAAAAAGTTATTAAGTTGGGTTGATACAGATGGTAAAAGGCATTTTGCTAGAAGTGTAAAAGGAATAAAACCTATGCCTATTCTTCATGATACCTTAGAAAAGAATACTAAGAATATAGCAAATAAAATAATTCAGTATTGGAGTGATTGATTTTGAGGGGGGGAATAAGAGAACAGATAATAAGTAAAGTTACAGAACTTAATGAGTGTTATGAGCCTAATGTATCTACAAAGGACACTCCTAAACCTTATGCAGTAGTTGTGCAGGGGGATGATACAGATAATGGAGAGGTAGTTGGTTTTAAAAGAACTATAGAAGTATGGTTGTATGAAACTAGAACTACTTTTAAAAATTTAGATTTATTGGCAGAGAAGGTTATTAAAGCTTTAGATATGCAAGTAATAACAGATTCTAAGACAAATGAAACCTTTACTTGTAGATTTGGTGGAGCAATGGGGCAAGATATTATCGATGAACAATGGCAAGCTATAGCAAGAGGATTAAAATTTACTGTTATTGCATTGCATGAAGAAGATGAAGTTAATACTGATTCATGGCTTAATGCTCTAAGTGAATATACTAAGGCTATTACTAATCATGCAATATATCTTAATAACTGGAAAAAGAATTTTGAAGTACCTTCGATTTTATGGAGAGTTAAAAATCAAAGTAAAGAAAGAATAAATAATGTTCTCATAAAAGAAAGTAAAACACTTATATGTCATATTGTTAGTAATAATAAAAATGAAATAAATAAATTATTAGATGATATAGAAGATAAGCTTGTTTCTGACTTGAAAATACCTTTAGATTTAGCAGACAGGCGTTATCTTACTATAGAAAGTATTAATGAAGATAGAGAAGCTGATATGCTCTCTAAAGGTCAATTAACAGTTAAGTTTTTTAGAAGAAAAATGAGAGAAATTAATAATGGTCCTACTATTAATAAGATTAGTAGCAGAGGATCATTAAGCAAGGAGTGATAAAAGTGGATGTTAACGAAGCTAAAACTCAAGAAAAAAGTATTGAAACTGATGCAGAAACAACAAAAAGTACAGAAACTACTATTAATATTTCTAAAAATGCATCAGAGAACACCACTATAAAACAGGAGGAAATTACAGTGGCGAAACAAACGATTAAAGAAGAAACTTATTCATTAAAAGAGTTTATAAAAAATAGTGAAGCACTTGGCTACAGCAAAGAAGTAGTTACAGGTGCTTTATTTAATTGTGAAAAATCTGAACTTACAAGAACAGAATTTGAAACAATTATAAAAAATTTCTTAGGAAAGAAGGTTAAATAATGTCAACAGGAATATGGGATGAAAAAAACAGGCCAACGATACCTGGATGGTATAACAGATATAAAAATAATGCAGAAGCAAGAATAGGAACTGGAATTCATGGTATTCTAGCTATGCCTATTAAGGCGAATTGGGGACCAGTTAGAGTAGTTACATCTATAACAGTAAATTCTACTGCAGAAAGAAAATTAATCAAAACCTTTGGTGGAGATCCAAACTATACTGCTTATAAATTAGGAAATTTAGCATTACTTGGCCAACCTAAAGAAGTGCTATTTTATAGGTTAACAGATGGTTCAGAAAAGATTTCTTCATTGATTCTTAAGAATAGTGAAGCAACGCCAACAGATGCAATAAAATTAGTAAGTAAACATCCAACTACAAGAAAATTAAATGTAACTATTAGAACTAATATAGCAGATGAGTCGAAGAAAGATTTCTTATTTTTTGAAGGAACTACTCAGTTATTTTCTATTAGTTCAATAAGTGGTGCGATTGATG